TCACATCTTCAACCTTTAATTTTGCGCGACCATTCTTTTCTCCGGCTCTTCCTAAACTGGCATGTATAACTCTATTTTTTTCAGTAAACACTTCTGGCTTTACTAATTTATATCTATTTCCATAATATACATTCCAAAAATCCCATTTATTAGGATATAAATCTTTATATTTTTCATACGCGTTTTCCCAATATATGCCATCGTTATACTGTTCTCTTAATTCGCAAACCTCTTCATAATTAAGTTTTGCCTTAGTTGCAAATTGTCCAGAAAATTCTGCATTGTATGGATATTCTGGGACTGTTGGCTCAATATTCTAATACGTTTGATTATGATAGACTTTCCTAAATGCGTCGTAAGTAATTTTTTCATTAAAAAGTTCATATAATAGATACATCGGTTCATTACGATGATCTTTTATATATTTTGCTTCCTCATAGGTGAGGTTTGCATTACCATTATCCGCACCTTTTTTACATAATTTTTCTGTGTCTTGACTATAATAATGACCGCCTTTTGCCACATTATAACCATTTGGAACAAGAGAATTGTGTAATTGAATTTGATCAATTTCTAATTGATCAATATTTTCAATAGGCACATTATCGAAAAGAACCTCAAAGGTAAAATTATCTTTACCATATTTTTTTATTGCTTTAGATATTACACTATTTTCAAGGCCATGATTACTCCAACGTTTCTTATAGTTGTTCGTTATTCCAATATAAACTTTTCCATTTATATTATTTGTTATTCGATAGAGATACATTTTATCACCTCATAAATCATATTTTCTATCCCCATAGATAAGTATGATTTACTAATCTGTTTAATAGTATTTTGTTCGGGATTACCATATTTTTTAAACTTAGGCTTCCCCGATAGCTATTTAGGTATTTTTTACTTATGTTTTACCGCCTAAATAACCCCGCTGATAAACGGTTAGATGTTAAATGGCAATATTACTTACCACATGCTTCTGCCATGTGCAGAGAAAATTGTGTTGTTAAATCTCCATTTGGGCTTCTCATTACTGCACCAGTTTCCCAAGGGTCATTGTTGTATAAGATAACGCCTGAGGCATGTTGACTTCTTTTATTTACAAGGCCATCAATTCCATAAATAATATCTAGAAGTCCAGGATATTTATTCATTTCTTCATTAAAAGTTGCGATGGGTTTTCTGTCTTTTTCTATGTTACCTTTTGTTACATCATCTAGGCTCCACAGAAAACCACGTTCTTGTGGAATTAAGCTGGCAATATATTGAGCAGTATCATTATCAATTCCATCGGGGTACTCGTCGCTTCTATATCCGCGACAAGCTGTTAAAATTGCAGATTTTGTTCCTTCTGTACCAAAAGTGGCCACCTGTAAAACTTTTAATTCTCCGCGCTCCTCTCGGATTCGTTTTAAAATTAAAGGACGTTTTGATGGCGCCAAGTCGATATCAATATCAGGGAGTTCAATACGCTCTTTGTTAAGAAAACGCCATTCCGCCAGATTCCATTTAATCGGATCAAGCTGCGTTATACCAAGTAACTGATCAGATAAAAAGCATACGCTACTTCCACGCCCAGGCCCAACAATACTGCCGCATTCCCAGAACAAATCAATAAAGTGCTTAAATGTATTAAAGTACTTAAATACACAGTCTCCAATTTTCTCGCCAACGGTTGCAATAATATCTGCTTCTGTTTCTAATCTTTTTATATATTCTTCTTTTTTATCTAATCCAAGTTTTACCATGCTATTCCAGCATTCATTAACCCAATACCGCTCTTGAATATTATCAGAATTAAATAATTTTCTTAAAGTTGGAGTATCAATTTGACAGAAGCTTCTTTTTTGATAATTTATAACATCGACCTCTGGAATAATTGGATTTCTAAAAATTTCATATTCAGAAATTTTATTATAAATTTCCATTGAATTATTACACAATTCAATAAATTTTTCTTCATCATAACTTTTACTTAGATACTCAAAAGCTTCATTATTATCCATTAAATGCGCAAATTCATAGAAAGAATCAACTTCTCGTTCTCCTTCCTTTGAATTCAAATATGCCTTATGAACATATCTATCTTTTTTAAGAAGATAGTGAGCATCTGTTCCATAAATCATTTTAATTCCGAAAGCTTTGGCAACGTTTATAATTCTTTTATTAAAAAGAACTTGGTCTTTATTCGTACTTGGTGCCACTTCAATATAAAAATCTTCACCAAACAAATTTTGACAGAAATCTAAGAAATTATTTAAATGGCCTCTGGCCTCTTGTTGTAAATACTCGTCTTTCTTTTTTTCTGCTTCTGTCAAACTAAAAATTGTTTGTGCCGCTTCTCCTGCGATGCATGCTGTTGTTGCAATAACATGCCCAGGACTTTTATTTATTATTTCATATAATTCTGACTTTAAAGTTGGCACGCGTTCCATACCACGATCATAATAAGAATTATACCAACTTTTTGAAGATAATTCACAGAGCTGACGAAAACCTATCGTGTCTTTTGCAATTAGAATAAAGTGATAATAACTTTGTTTCTTTTTCCTTTCGTCAATAAGATATATCTCATTTCCGATTCCGCATTTAAAATCTTTTGGAATTAATTCCTTTTCTTTTAATTCTTTTTCTAATTTTAACCATTCTGGAATTCCACATAAACATTCATGATCTGTAAGACAAATACCGCTAAGTCCTAATGAGTTAGCGGTTAAGATCATGTCACGTGGCCGATTTATTGAATCCAAAAGCCTAATATTTGAATAATTTGAGTGCGCGTGAGTTTCTATTCTTTTCACCTTATTTAAGTCCACACAATCACTCTCCTTTCATTCTTTTCTCTATTATAGCATGAATTTTATTTTTTGTCAAAAGTCATATTTATGTACATCTTCTTCAAAGTCATAATCATCACAGAATATTTGAACAGACGTTTTTCCCATCCATGAATTTAAATTCACTCGGCCCATAACGGTCAAAGTTTTCATTCTATTTTCCATAACTTCTTCAATGAAATCTAAATCTTTGAAATGAACATAATCGACGCCATTAAAACTAATTTTAATACTGTCTTTATTAGCTCCCATCACAGTAATGTTAGCTAAAGAGATATTTTTTAATACAACTTTAATTTCATCAATGTGATTACCAAAGTATTCAGGATGAGAAGCTAATTCAGTAAGGAGAGCAAGGTTATTTTGCCGTGCGTCAAGAATATAGTCAACAGTATAACAATTCTCAAAATCCGCGGCATTTAGCTTTTTGTTTGCATATTGTAATAATTGGTCAATTTTATTACCAGATACACCAAATCCCGCAGCGCCATCGTGGCCAGCGACATAAGTTGCAAGCCCGCTATCTTCTAGAAACTTTTTAAAACTAGGCAAGCCAGCGAAGTTTCCATCACTTCTTATACTACCTTGTACTTCATTTTTGTTATTGCGGCGACCCATCATAACCGGTTTATGATATTTAGACACAATCGCCATAGCGATTAAGCCGGTCATTTCTTGCGGAATATTATCGTTATCATCTAATTCTACTAGAATGATATTATTCATATCAAGTTCATTCTTTTGAATCTTAAAATCAATTAAATCAATCGCGCGCTCTTTAATCTTATTTTGTCTTGCTTTCGCATTAGACCCCACTCGTGCGGTTTGCTCTGCTGCAAGTTCAGTATCGCCAGGCTTGGCGCCTCGTTTAGTGCTTGGTACTATACGTTCTGGTTCAATAAAACAGTAAAACATATTTCTCTTTTCATCTAATGAACCTACTCTAGTAATAGCATTAATTAATGGTGCAATATAAAAAGCAATATCAATTGGTGTAAGTCTCGGATATGGATAAGTTGCTTTTTCTTTTAAAGAAAATGATTGAGCTTCAATTAATGTGCGAAAACCCTTATTACGGATATTTTTTAAACCCTCAATCATAATATAATTGGTTTCTACATCTGTTCTATCCATTACGTCTGCAATTTCACCCAGCGCCGCGAGATCAATATAATTATGAGCCTGATGGATACCTAGAATTTTGTCTAATACCTCACAAAATTTATATACTACACCCGCGCCGCATAGTGATTTATTGGTGTATTCAGAAGATAATTGGTTATTCACAACCACTGTGTTTGGAAAATTAGACACAATTGGATTTCCTTCATTATCATATTCTTGACTGTGATGGTCAAGAACAAGACAGTCAATGCCCAATTCTCCAAGTCGTAAGTGTTCTTCTACATCATATGAGCCAGCATCTGGAACTACAACTAAATCCCAATCTGGGCTGTCCTCAATCCAATCAATTTTATCATCAAGACCGTGTTGCTTATGTTCATGCACAGTAAATGATAAATTGGCATCGGGATAAATGTTTTTTACATAGAGCCAAAGTATTGCAGAAGAAGTAAATCCATCGCAATCGGCGTCAACTACATACAAGATACGGCTTCCTCTGCGTAAATGCTGTAATAACATATCCGCGGCTCGTTCTACATTCTTTAAATTATATGGATTTAATTCACAATCAGCTGAGGGATTGCAAAAATTATATATATCATTTACGCCGCGGTCTTTTAATATATCTTGGATTGCCATTTCTGGTACTTTACTATATTCTTTTCTTAGTTTATATTTCATTACATATTCATTCTCCTTATCTTACTTTTATACGATTCTTATACAAGTATTCAAATATATCCTTGCCTTTATCAAATGGAGAATCTTTTTCATTTAAAAGATTTTCCCTATCCCATATATATGAAAAATTAGCTTGATTCTTATATTTCTTACAAAGCCGTTCAATCTTTTCCCTATATTGTCGCGCCTTTGGACTCAACCAATCTTCATATTCTTTATCAAGCGCAACAACAATTTCATTAGCACCCAATATATCAGTCAGTAAACTAATATGATATTTATTAAAAGTGGAGCCGCAGCACGCGACACAATTACTTAATTCACCATAATATCCATCATCAAGTAGACTACTTTTTTCGGCTTCTGCTATAATCGCAGTTTTACGACGTCTAATGCCATTTTGATGCTCGTATATACCATATAAATTAAATTGAAGCGGATGGGCATATAATACAGAACCGATTTGTATTGGCCTATATTTTCCACTTTCTTCAATTTCTTTTTTCTCTAACGCACGTCCGCGAATACCGATTAGTCTGCCGTTTATATCAAAATGAGGAATTACAATTTTATTTTGACTCAAAAGAAATTTTATTTGAAATTTATCCATCGCTTCTTTTGTAATTCCATCATGTAGCCAAGCAGGATGATAATAATTTGTAAAATATGATAAAATATGTTTTGGATATTCTTCTAATACAGGTACATTATTAGAATATACATATTTTTCTAAATCAAGTGAATATGATGTTTTCTTTTTCTTTTCTCCGATTGAAATATGTTTTAAAGTTCTTTTTACATAATCTTCTGCTTCATCATACTCAACTTTTTGTCCATAGTTCGTTTCCATAAATTTTTGATATAAACGAAAAATAGACATTGCTTCATTACATTCTGTATAGCATCTAAAAATTTTATTGTTTTGATACCAATATAATTTCATAGATTCTGCTTCATGAATTGGATTATGACATATTGTCGGGCAAATCAAATATCCTTTTTCTTCATGCACTTCAATTTGATCTACGCCAAGACTTTCAAGAAAATTTTTTACATCTTCAATTGTAATTGAATCTATAATATCTTTTCTTGATACATCAATTAGGTCTAATCCAGTATCGAGAGACTGTAAAGAATCAATCATTCAACGCTCCTTCCCAATTTACCGGTACTTCACTTGAAGAATTAAATAAATCAACTATGCCACCAATTGGTTGATTATCTGAAGTTGTCATAAACAGATCCTCTCTGCGGCCATTACCTAAATCAAGACGCGTCCAAATTCTTACATTTTTATAGCGCCCGCGCCGCATTTTATAAATATCTAATACATGGGTTGGCCTATTTTCCAAATTTTCTGGATTAATTAAACCTTCACGCGCTCCCATACGAAGCATTGGAATAACTGTATTCCATGACTTATCATTTATTTTCGACATAACATAAGCAGTATCTGCCTTATCTGCAATGCTTTTTGCCCCTCTGATGCAAGTTTCATTTTTAAATTCTCCATCATCCATCATAGCGCCAGCATTAACTTGTGTTGCAGAAAAGATAAATAAATTATAATCCTTCGCAATCTGTTTTAATTGATTCGCTAATAACATGAGTACAACATCTTCACGTAAATTATTTTTTGAAAACTGACTAACAAGAGAAGCTGTTGTATGAATATAGTCAAAAAATACATATTTTATATTTTCAACAGTTGCGTATCTTTTTATTGTGGCTTCAACATTTACAAGATTCGGTTCGCTAATCTCTTCTATAATAAAATATCCATTATATTTTTCAATTATTTTTGCCGCGTATTTTACTCTACTAAGTTCTCCCCAATCATATTTACCAGTAAGTATATGATCTTCATTTACTCCAGATAAATACGCGAGCATAATAGTTTGAAGTTCTTCTTTATCCATCTCTGTTACAATAAAAAGAACTTTCCGCGGCTGACGAAATTCTCCATTTGCATCAACTTCTTCGATAAAAGTTTGCTTTTCATAAGACCATCTTTCGGGATACGCTAAATGACAAGCATCAAATACAGAAGTTCTGGTTTTACCAGCACTTGTACTTGCTGCTTTTAAATAAAAACAACCTTCGCGCGCACCGCGGCAAACGCTACTAAAAATTTTACCTTCCAAATTCGGGCCGATGTTTGGGGTTGTTTGTAATTCTTCAATTAACTTCATTATTCCCTCCGCTGGATCGCCTTTCTTTTTCCCACCATTTAGAAATTCATTTCTAATTAAATTATATTTGCCTTCAACAGAATTCAATATGTCTTCAATTGAGGCCGCATCATAGCGCTCCTGAATCTCTACCGCCTTTAATGGGTCATCAATATCTTTATCTTCAATAAAAAATTCACTGACATCATATTTTTCTTTTACCAATCGCCGGATTAATGACATTTTTTTTAAACGATTATAATAAAGTTCAAAGTTACTAACTTCGGCAATCTCATACGCACCTTTTAAAAATTCCAGACCGCCATCTCGTTTATAAATTGCCGTACTATTACTTTGCCATTTTTCAATTTCTTGGTCTACTTCAATTACTGTTAACTTAGTCGCGCCTTCATTATATAAATTTTTAATCGCAATAAAACAAACTCGGATTAAATTATTATCAAAATCCGAGGGGACTAGTTCTGGATATTCCAAAAAGAGAAGCGTATTTAACATTAGGCCGCCGATAACCTGGCGATTTGCCATTTTATCCGATAAAACCAAATATTATCACTCCTCTTCTAAAAAATCATCAGCATTTAAAATTTCTTTATTATCTTTTGTATTTTCTTTAATTGGAACAACAAATTCCCGCACTTGCATTTTTGTCGCGCGAACAAGTTCACGAGCCTTGTAATCTTCACTCGCCTTCCATCGCTTCATTTTTTCAACCATTGGAGGCTTAATTAAAGTTAAAGATTCTGCAAACTTTTTCTTTTTTTCTACTGTATAAATATACTCAAGACAATCTACTATTACATCATCAGTGTATCCATATGTTTCAATTAAACGTTTACGTTCTGTCCAAATTCGCGGGCCAGGAGCTTTAATTCCAAAAATCATACATACTTTATCAGAAAATTTTTCTCGCGCTTGCTTTTCTGCCAAACATTTCGGGCAATAACTTTGCATTGTTTTTGCCGCGGGACCAGCATAATCAACTAATTCTTCACGTCGAAATTCTTGCTTACATCCATAACATTTTTTGGTTAGTTTCATATAATCACTTCCAATTTTTCCATCTAATTAAGTATAGCATGATTTATAAAAAAAGTCAAATAAAAAGACCACTTATGTGGTCTTTATATTTATTACATTAATTCTTTCATTTCATCAATAAATAATTCAACTAAATCACCTTGCGAAGGAACAGCTTGGCTGAGTTTAAATTCTTCAGTGCCAAATACTCGCTTGATAATATCTCGCATAATATTTAGATGTTGGTCCTTTTCTTCATCAGTAGTTGCCTTATCTAGATACGCGCCCCAAATAGCTTTTGCTTCTTCCATAATTTCAGCAAATGGACGAGCTTTAATCTGTGCTATTTCAGTTTTATCAGTTACTTGCGCGCCATCTTTCTCAACCGCTTGGTCAATAGCGTCACCGATAGCATCAACTAGTTCTTGGTATCCGAATTTAATTTTAGGAGCAAGATATTGATAACGAGAACCGGCGAATACAGTTGGCGTAGAACGGGTGTATAAATAACGCTCGGAAGTTCCGTCAGGATTCATTTGGACTTGTAAATAACCGATAATATCTACAATAGAATTAATAATTGTATATGCATTGTTAGGCAAATCAGGAGCTACTGCTGTAATTGGATTCCCTTCTTCGTCTCGCATTTCAGTCGGCTTTTCTTTACTGTGAGCAATGAAAAGAATGCCAAATCCAAGTAACGTAATTTCACGCCAAAACTCAGAAAACTCTGTCTTTAGCATATTCCAGCCGCCGCCCCAAGGCACATCACGAATAGAATCTACGCTTTCACGTTGACAGATATATTTTTCACATAGCTGCCACGCGATAGAGGCGGTGTCTACTACAATACTATCGTACATTTCTTTTGCTTGCGGTTTACGTAATTGCGCGAGTACCTTCTTCGCGTCCGTCCACCGGAGAATTGGTACACTACGGATACCAGCGAGAGCATTTGTACCTTGTTCAAAATTTAGAAATAGAGAACGAGGAAGTTGCGAGCCGAAAGTAGACTTACCAGTCTTTGGCTGACCATAAATCAGTAGAAACTTACCTTTTAAATCTCGTGAAATTTTAGAGGGCTCAAGACTAAAAATATCGATATCTGCCATACTCATTCCTCCATAAAAGTATAGTTAGGATTACTCCCAACTATACTTACTAGAAGTCTGAGCAGCAGGAGCCGCCTTCTTTGTTGCACCGTTCTTAGCATCAGCCTGCATTTGTTCGATGTTCGCCTTACGAACATTAAATCCCTTCTTAATTTCGGTGGGATCATAGGCGAACTCTTCTTCCTTGCCCTCGTCATCACCCTTAGTGATAATTAGTTCACGTACATAACGAGTTGTGGCTTCGGGAATGTCTTCACCCCAGGAACTATCTGCGCCAGAAGTTTTTTCTTCAACAGAAGTCACACGAATACGACCACGAACGGTAACGGTATCATTTACGTTCCAGTGAGAACTAATATATTCAACAGCTTCGGGCTGCTCCACAATATATTCTAGAACGTCTAGCTTTCCACCATACTGAACTAGACCGCCCTTAATTACTAAACGGCCAGTGGGTTCATCATCACGGCTGAGCTCTTCATGCATATCCATGATAAAAATATCATTGATAAAAGAAGCGACATCTTCGGTAGTAGCGCTATTAATGAAAGAGCCACGAATCTGCCAACTATTAATTAATTGACCGCTACGAGATACGAAATTATTTTCACTAATTGTAGAACCAGTGATACGAATCTTATCAGCATTATCAATTCCAACATCCTGAGCGCTCTTAAAATTATGTAAATCCTGAATACTCTTCCAACCAGGATTTAGCTTACCAGTAGAAGTATATTGAGTAGCAAAAATACTTACGGGAATCTCGCTAGTCTCTTCCTGTCCACCATAGGTCTGAGCTACACGAACTGTTAGAGCCGCACGCTGATAATCACGCCCATCAGACGTCTTACCTTCACCAAAAGTTACATCTAATAACTTACCAGTAATATTTAACTTATTTTGAGCTTGTACATTTAAATCTTTCATTATTTTTCTCCTATTTTTCTTTTATTATATCTTAATTTCTTTTATTTGTCAAATAACGGCCCCGAAGGGCCGCATTAATTACTGGACATTAGCCTTAGCAGCGGCCTTAGCGGCAGCCTTTTCTGCCTTGGCGGCTTCCTTAGCAGCCTGCTTGGCAGCCTCTTCAGCTACGGGGTCGTAAGCTAGACCGGCCTCGGTTAGAGCGTGATATTTAATAGTACGAGTCTTGGCCTTA